TTAGATTTTGTCAGCGTGGTGGATCAGTACAAACTTTTCCCATAATTCATCTTGCGATTCAGTATGAGCAGGATCGATGATAATTGTATTCGTGATAGGGCATACCGACTGACAAGTCGGTTTATCATAATGTCCTACACATTCAGTGCAAAGATCAGGATTGATTTCATAAATATCATTCCCCATTGAAATGGCATCGTTAGGACATTCGGGTTCGCACATATCGCAGTTAATACAGCGTTTTGTAATTAATAAAGACATATCAATAATTTACATTTAATTAAGTTAATAATCAGTAACTTATATCTTGCACCTATTAGTTACTATCGTCTGTTACTTGTGTTTTTATACAGTATGATTTACATTGAATAACTCTAATTCGTAACACAAAACCGCAACACATACTGTTTTTACTGCTCTTAAAATACCTAATGTGTGAGCTTTAAATTTAATGTGTTGAAATACCGGAGTATTTCAATGTCAAATATAGCAACACAAAAGCAAAAAACACCAGATAATGATGAATATACAGACGCTCTTAGTCGTTGGGAGTCATGTAAGCCACCTTACACAAGTACACACATAAGAATCTGTGTTACTGCTGTCAAAACCATTTTAAAGCATATCAATAAACCACGTCGCTCTAAATATGAAAAAGAGCACTACTTGCGTATTGATTTTAGTAAGGCGGGTAAGGTTACCATATACGCGGAATATCCTAAACACATGGATATAAAAGGCCAGAAATTAGGGGAATGGCCAGAACTATCATTACCGATAGCAAGAGAGAAAGCGAAAGCATTAGCTGAAGAAGGGCTAAGAGCTGAATCTGTTCATCAACTATTAGATCTTTATGAAAAAGATTTAGCAGGGAAAGTCGAACGCTCAAAGTTAAGTGAAAATAGTTTTTATACTTATCGTTGCAGAGTAAAACAACTGAAGCTGACGTTCGGATCGCGTGAAGTTTTTAGTGATGTGAAATACTCACGATTAATAGAAATATTGGATAATTGGATACAAACAAAATCAAATAATCATGCATTAGAGTTATTTGCTGAGATGCGCCGATTTTGGAAATATGCATCCCCCATTTATTCTAATGGAAGAAATATTGCGTCGAGCATTCCTGATGATTATGTGTCGTCACGGGTGCAGAAACCCATGCCAACGAAACGATATACTGATATTGAGTCCATTGCCACCTTATGGATGAACGTTGCTTCAAGCACCTCTGTGCATCAAAAAAATGCAGTTAGATATATGATCCTCACTGGAGTTAGACCAATCAATGTTGTCAATTTGAAGTGGGAATATGTTGATTTAGATAACTTAGAAATAACTTATCCAGCTGGTTTAATTGGTATGCGTGGTGCAATGAAAACTCAAAAAGAGTTTAGAGTGCCAATTACAAAGGCAATGAAAAGCTTACTCGAGGAACAATTAGCTTGGAAAAATTCCACTGTTAATTGCAATAAAGAATATGTTTTCCTACAACCTAGAGATCCACAATTAGCGTTTTCTAAACGTTCATTGGATAAATTAGTTAAAACATATAGCCCTGAAGGGGCGGTGAAGGGTGTAGTGCATGAGGGAACGGTGAAGGGAAAGTCCGGAGCATTTAATACTATGTGCCGTAAGTTTTTTAAAAGTAATATAATTGCACAAATGCGTCAAAAAGGCTTTTCACGTTCTGATACTAAAGAAATTAGCATGCTATGTTTACATCACTCTGATAAAAGTGAAGATCCAATGGCTGAACATTATGACTTTTCTGATGAGATACTGCAGGAAGAGATAGCGCTAAAGCGTCAAGCATTTGAGGCACATGAAAATAGTATCTTGACTCAAGTAGCGCTATTACGTCGTAAACTTAGTTAATAAGTGCTTCTACATTTTTCAATAAATGCTTTTATATTTTTGTACTCGTATCGAACAACTTTATTGGTAAATTTGATTGGTGCGAGTATTTTTCTGTGACGATGTCTATTATTCCAATCGCATAATGTTTTAGTGCTAATTCCTCCTAGTTCAATACAAGCCTCTTCAGGAGTTAACATATCATCATCTTCATACTCTTTGTTTTTAACGTTATCTGGGATATTTGTCGTTTCTTTTTTTGTTTTGCGTTCTACGCATACGTCTGTTTTCATTTCGGTCTTGCCTCATCATATTAGATATTAACAAGTCGGCAGTCTGACAAGCATTTTTTATTTCTATATCGGTGCAAGATTTATTTTTTATACTCGATGCAAGCCGGCCTAATTTAATATCAAAATCTGTTAATAATTGAGAACCTGGTTCCCAAGGTGTTAATAATTTCATGGTGGTTACCCATTGGTCTGGAATAAACCACCATGCTAATAACAACGAAAAGTAAAAACTGATTATGCTTAATCAACTTTTTACCCGAATAATTCCCTCCACTGGATAGCATTCTGCAATTTTCCCTTTGGTCGCGAGTAATTCCTTATCAATTAAACAATTTTGTTCATCAGGATAAATGTAGCCATAGGGTTCGAACTGACAAATCATCGAACTACATACCAAAAGGAATAAACCATACATTATTGTTCACTCCTTTGTTGCTCCGCGAGAGTAGGCTGAAGTTCAATTTTGACGTGTGCAGGAAAATCGTATGAAACATGGCAACGTCTATCTGTTGAAACAAAACCGTATGATCCATCTGGTAATGTGATTTTTACTGCTTGGTCTTTTTGTTGGGAGTGTCTTAGCATTGGTCTTGCCTCTTTGTGACATGTCACACTAATGAATAATAGCTGTATTTATAGGGCGCCCCAGTTGTAGCAATAACGCTTTTTGCATCGATGAAAGTGCTTGCTGTTCTTGCTCTGTGACATTTTTTGTTGATGCCGTAGACCATTCGATACTGCATTTATTTGTTGTTTCATCATGGGTAATAACAACTTCTAACTTCATGGCCATAACGTTTATCTCCTGATAATGCGCCCAAGAAAGGGCACTATTATGAATTAACGAACCATTAATGAACGTTCACCAACTTCAAGATGTGCTCCGGGAATTTCAATACCATTTTCAAGCGCTTCTTTGATTCCTTTTTTATCGGGCGCTGTGATGGTTTTAACATCAACCAACTCATCTGGTAGTAGTGCTTCATTATCAATAATTACTGAAACACTACCTTTTCGTGCTGTAAATGTATTCTTTGTTGTTTTTAATTTATCTAATCCTGAAGCCAATAAGCAGTTAAGAGCATATTTCTTTAGGTTTTTAGCTTGGTTTTCGAATGATTTTTTACGATCAGATAAACGTTTAGATTCTTCATCAAGTGTTTTAGCTTGACCTTCGATATTGCGAACGTGGTGCATAATTGCATCCAATTTGTCACCTAACTCGCCCTCGATACCTGCCAATGTATCTGCGATATCTTCAGCAGTGAATTCTCCTGTTTCAACGAGTTGCTGTAATTTTTCATAATTGGTCGCCAGTGCGATAGCGGTAGTATTGGTCATTAGATTGCCTCTTCTTTCTGTTTCAGTTTGTCTAAACACTCTTTTTCGATTTGGTTTAATCGACGTAAACGGCCGGACAAATACTTCTCGTAATCTTCGTCACGACGTTCTTGAGCTGATTTAATATGTGCAGATATTTCACGAGTTAATGTCGATGCAATGCCTCGTAATTCATTTGCTGTAACAGCACTACGCATAACTTCCGTATGTTTAGTAAATTTCTCGTCTAATTCTTTGCGAATACGTGTGATGTCTTCCGCTTTTTCACTGGCATTTTTAATTTCAAACTCAAGTTTATTACTCGCTAAGTATTCAGGGTTATCATGCATACCCATAAAGACATCAGAGCTAAAGCCAAGCATTGATAGGGCTTTTTTGATTGCATCAGTGAGTGACTTTTTAATAGCTTCAGGATCTGATTTCATTCCCTTATTTGTCATATATCTGTAAGGGGTCGCTCCATAGCTTTCAAATTCAGCTTTTTTACCTTTTTCAGTTATGTACCAGAATTTAATTTTGATAGAGTGATTTTCTTCATACTTTAGAGAACCATCCCCATCGCGTAGAAAGCGAACGCCAATTTGTTTGTTGTTTTCGTCAAATACTCGCTCAGTTATTGGGTTTCCTGGTACAAGCTTTTCTTCAATAACTTCGTAGCTCCAGCCTTCACCGATAGGACCGAATATTTCAGTAGCGCGCATAATCATGTAATTGCTGTTTATGCTAGTTCCTGCAAACCCAACACCTTCTAGCGGTTTAGTAAAACGCGGGTCTGTACGTTGCACACGTTTCCAGATATGTAGATTGTTGGGATCACCAGCGTTAAGAACTTCCTCAAGCACACTAGCCCGTTGCTCAAAATTATCTTGTTGTACTGATGATGTTTCTGGCTCTTTAAGTTCTACAGTTTGCTCAACCACCGGAGAACTTTCTGTTTTAGGGGCTACTTCTTGCTTTTTACGTGAACGTTTAGGCTTAGTTTCCTTTTCAACGGTACTTTTGCTAGATACCGAAGGGGTATTATCCAATTGGTTAGAGGTGATACTTTCTTCTTTTTCAGCGTTGCCAGTAGGTTTGTTAATACCCAAATGACGGTCAATAAATTCTTTTCGCGCATTGGGATTATCTAATAACTCAGGCTGTTTTTTACTTTCAGCTATTAACGAGAAAATCTTTTCACGTGGTATATCCAAGATGCCAGCTGTTGTGCGTAAATCCATTGACCAGCGTTTCCATGCTTTGTCGTCGTCATCTATCAGCTCTTTTGCCTTCTTTACTTGAGATGCGAGGACATTATTAGGGTCAAAATCATCTAACAGCGCTAAGGCGATTTCAGTATCTATAGTTGTGTAGTTACGCCTGATAGAAGATATTTCTTCTTGTGTTTGCTCAGGTTCTTCTGTCAGCCAGCTTTCACCTAGTGATTTAGCTTCTTCAACAGTGACATCTTCATTAGCTAACTCATAGATAGCCTGTGCTATTTCCATCGTTTGTTCAGCATCCATCAAAGATAACTTTGTTATTTCAGCAAGGCCTGTGGCGATATTACGAATTTTGGGATCTTCTGTGCCAGCAAGATATTTCAATGTAAAAGAGAACTCTTTGTTTGTTATTTGAGTCTTTCCAAATAAAAGTAAACACGCAATTCTGGGCTTTGTTCCTAGTTTTTTGAAATTCTTATATTCAATAGGTTTCCATTGAGTACCGTCATACTCATTTTCAACAGCAAATTTTTCATCGAAAGCATCTAAAGTAGGGCATACAGAACCGTCAATATGTTCGCTAATTAATGGCTCATCGGTGTTAAAGTTATCCATAGCTTCTGGATATGCTTCAGATAATTTTACTACTGCAGTCGCTGTTGCCAGTTTTGCATTAGCGGTGTTTAACGCTATGGCCAGCGGTACAGCACCGTTGTTTGTACGAGCCTCGGTCGTAGGCTCAAATACACAGATAAAAGTTTTCATTGGTCTTGCCTCTTAATAAGGGATTTCTTCGTCAGTTTTTGAAATGGGTTTGCCTTCCAAGCAGAGAAGCATTTGGATTTGATCTTCTAACAAGCTTGTTTTCACTTGGGCATCAGCTAGGATTTTTTCTTGTTCATTACGTAGAAAATCAATTTCAGCGTGAATGAGATCAGTTTGAGTAGGCTCTTTAAAAGGAACATCAACAGTGTGTTCAGCAATAACAAAACCTAGTCCAGCATTGGGATCGGCTTTAAATGCGTAGGCGTTATATTGGTAAGAACCATCGAACTGTTTTTGAGCATGAATATAGAGTGTGACTGTTAGGCTTTCAGGTTGTGCTTTCATAGCAACTCCTTTAAAATAACTGCGATCAGTGATTTATCATTGGTCTTGCCTCTTCTAGCGTTTGGTCGCGCTAGTAGAACTCCCGATAGCTTTGGTCGGCAATTCGGGGTAAAGGAACCCACTTAGGTGGGTTTTTTTACGTCTAAAATTTGTTGCCCGTCTTTCCGAGCTGTCAGGTCTGCCTTGTAGCTTTGGTCGGTAACTAATTAAATTCCCTGGTATTGCTAAAAAACTTGCCGTTATGCCGTGGTAATCATGACAGGTCGCGATGAGAGCTGTGGTTCTCCTCCGACATAACAGCAAAACTAAATCTGAACACTGACCTAAACACTTGCTGTGTTGTTTTTGGTTGCTTTAATATTAGCGTTGCTATTTTGATTGTCAATAGCATTGCTAATATCTTGAGTTAAAAAAAACCACCGTATCGACGGTGGTTGTATGTAACACATTGTTATTTTATGCAAAATCAATCATTTTAATAGGAAGTGATTTTATTACTTTTCCAATAATTCGGAGATCATACATTTCTGACTCTTCAATATAAAACGTTTCATAAGCAGGATTATCTGATTTAACAGCTAGTTTTCTGCCCTTAACTCTTTGTAATCTTTTTATAAATAATGAATTTTCAAAACTAAACACATAAACACCATCGCCATCAAAAAATTCATTATGAGTATCAACAAAAACGACATCTCTTGGGTTTATTGCTGGAGACATGCTGTCACCGCTAATGTTAATTATTTCAATCCCTTTTAAACTTTTTCTACCGAATAAATCGAATACTTTTTCTGGAGAGAACTCAATAGATTTTATAGTGTCAGGGAATTCGTTATTTATAAAGCCACCAGGGCCTGCTTTTGCATATACATCCATCAGTCTTAAAGTCGTATGTTCATTTTGAGTTGATGTAGAAGAGGTTATTTGTTTTATTTCTTCTTCTTTTCCTGTTCGCCTAACGTAGTCTAACAACGTTTTTAGCTCTGGATTAATATCTTCAGGATCAACTTTCAATAATGATGCGAATTTTAAAATTGTATCAGTGTTTAAGGCTGTTCGGCCATTTAAATACTGACTTACTGCCCCTTGAGTAGCAAATCCCATAATCTCTGCGGCTTTTTCTTGAGTTAAGCCCAGAGATTCTCGTTTTGCTTCCCAAATGTTTCGTAAGTTTCGGGCGGCAATTTTATCTGATTCTGATATTTTTCTGTTCATTTTAGTATTTTATTTGTAATGCTAATAATTATCCAATAGCATTGCTATTGATTTATTAAATTAGCATTGCTAATATTCGGCTATTACATAAGCTGGAGGAAAACATGAAATTAGATCTGTATTTAAAAAAACAAAAAATCAGCCAAACTGAATTTGGGAAAACGGTTGGAGTAACTCAAGGGTTTATTAGTCAAGTTATTGCTGGTAGCTACTACCCTAAAGGTCGAAAAGCTATCGAATGGTCAGCAAAAACCAATTGGTTAGTAACTCCACATGATCTTAATCCAGTTGATTATCCAAATCCTTGGGATGGCTTGCCAAAAGGAGTATTCAGTATTACAGGTATCAAATTAAAAAACTGATTATGCATAATCAATTTTTCTAGCGACAGGAGACGCAAAAATGAATTTTGATATCAACATTATCAGAGCTGAAATTGAGGACTGGGCTGTAGAACAAGGGCAAGAACATGTTGCTATTGAGATTAGCCGAGCTTACTTACGATTAGTGATTAATCAAGAACATGGTCGATTACATGCCATTGAGGATCAAACGGGTAAGGCAGACTGGAAAGCAATCAATAATAACCGGCAACAGATATTCCGTTGGTTACGTGGTGATTCTCGCGCATCTCAAAGAAAAATTGCTGAGTTAATGCCAGCGATTGAAATGGCTCTACCGGCTTCGAGGCTAGCTCGAGTACGCGGAGATACCAAAAACTATTTAGCAACTGTAGCCATTCAGCGTTTTGCTGATGCTATGACTGAAATCTTATTAGAGGGTCGTGACATGTCACACCAAATAAACAATGTAGTACGCGCACTAAATGAGATATCACGCCCGACCAGCGTGCATTAATTCAAGAGGCAAGACCAATGATTAGATCAACTGAAAAAATCACATACCGCAATGGGTTTATGCTGAATGATAAACCTGCTCATATCTCAGATATCCAACATATTTTTGATGGTAGACGCGTTATTGCGTTGTTAATTTGGGAGCAGTATGAGCGAGAAAAACAAAAATTACTGTCAAAAAATTTAACCCCTGAGCAGTACCAAAATGCTTGCCGTAATATAGCTAAAGCACTGGGGGTGTAAAGTGAGAGCATCTGATTTGTTATTAGATTTTGGACGTCCAGTTGCTTATTTCCCTGGGCTAGTAAAACGTTTGGGCAGTGTAAATGCAGTAATATTTTTTAGCCAAATATTTTATTGGCAAGATAAAGCTGACTCTAAATTAGGTGTTTATAAAACATCAGAAGAAATTGAATCTGAGACGGGTTTAAGCTACCGAGAACAGCTTACGGCTAGAAAGCATTTAGTTAGCAGAGGTATTCTGGTTGAGACTAATAAACGCTTAGAGCATAAAATTTATTATCTAATTGACTGTGAAAAATTAGATTATGTCATGTCACAACCTATTGAAAATGCACCAAATGCGCAAAGCGCAACTGGGGAAAGTCACAATAGTGATTTCGCGGAACAACAAAACGAACGACCGCGACAAGACAAAACTGACGGTGGCGATGAAACAAATCCGCAGTTCGATCCTACAGAGATTACTACATATATTACTACAGATATTACTGATGGTACGTCAGGAGAACCTGACGACAAAAAATCGTCATCAAAAATTAAATTGAATTATGAAAATATTATTAATTCATATCACGATATTTTGTCTGATATGCCTGCTATCAAAGTGATGACTGATGAGCGTAAACGGAAGCTAAGAAATTTCTGGATAAAATTTAAATTCAATCAAGAGCGCTGGGAGAATTATTTATCGTATATTGCCAGTAATTGTCGATGGATGATGGAGGATCGAGATAATGGGCGAGGGGGGACATGGCGACGTAAAAATTTAGATTATTTAATTACGGAACGTTGTTATGTTGCGGTTAAGGAGGAACGTGCTAATGACAAATGATTATTTCACCCCTCCATACAATCTTGAAGCAGAGCAGGCTGTACTAGGTGGCTTGATGATCAGCACTGACGAAGATAAGCGTCAACATGTGATATCACTAGTTAAATCAGGATCATTTTATTCAAGATCTCACAGTCGAATTTTTACAGAGATAGTGAAGTTAATAAAATCTGATTATCCAACAGATATCATTACAGTTAGTGACTCTTTAACACGTAGCGGTGATTTAGAAAAAGTTGGAGGATTTGCTTACATAGCGGAGCTTTGTAGATTACCTTCAGTTGCTAACATTGTGAACTACGCTCGGATTGTACGAGACAATGCAATACAGCGTTACGCTATCAATAATCTGAATACTTGTGTAGAGATGCTAATGGCGAATGATGGTCTTGATATCAACAATAAACTATCAAATGTTCAGCAGGTTGTATCAAGCATTATCGAACACGCTAAAACAGGAAAAAGCAAAGGCTTAAGACCTGCTCTAGATGTTGTTGGAGATTGGCTTGATGATGTTGATAGGCGCTTTAGTGATCCTAAAAATGCAGTGGGTTTTACTTTGGGTATAGAGTCACTGGATGAGTTAATGGCTCCCAAGCAGGCATTGAGAGGATCATTAATTGTTGTTGGTGCAAGACCCAAAATGGGTAAAACCGCATTTTATAATCGTGTTGCAACTCACTTTGCATTAAACCATAAGTTACCCACATTGCTTTTCAGCCTTGAGATGACAGACCGTGGGATCATTGAACGAATGATCTCTCAAGAAGGCGATGTATCTGCAGATATTTTTTATACAGGTACACATGATGATATGGAAATGGCTAGAGCATTAGCCAGAGCAAAAGAGATTGCAGAATCGAATATGTATATCGATAGCACTCCTGGTATTGATCTTAACCATATCATAGCTGAATGTCGTAAGGTTAAACGAGCTAAAGGGCAAGTAGGTCTAATAGCGATTGATTACCTTACCCTTATCAAGGCTGGTCAGGCTGAACGTCGTGATATTGCATATGGTGATATTACTACGGGGTTAAAAAATCTAGCAAAAGAAATGGATTGTGTTGTCCTGTTATTAACCCAACTTAACCGTAAATTGGAAGATAGGGCAGATAAACGACCAACACCCGCTGATAGCCGTGATACAGGGCAAATTGAGCAAGATTGTGATGTATGGATTGGTTTATATCGTGATGCTGTTTACAATGATAATGCTGATAAATCGCTAATGGAAATTCTTCTTAGATTGAACCGTGATGGAAATACTGGTACCGCTTATGCTCAGTTGGTGAATTCTTATATTAAAAATATTAGTAAGTGTGAGGCGGAAAGGTTGTCATTTAAAGGAAATGACAATAGAAAAAGCTATGCACGAAAAGGACAGCAAGCTACAGAAGCATTTTAGATAAGTTAATTAGAACTCGACCAAGCTATTAAATTAAATATTAGAGGCAAGACCAATGGCAAAAACAGTAGCAGAACGTAAAGCAGAACAACGTAAACGGCAGAAAGAATTAGGTGTAACCAAAATTGAATTACTTGTAGATAATCAAGAATTGGAAATGTTAAAGCGTAATTGTGTATTGCGTATGCCCGGTCGGGAACCGTATGACGCTGTTGAATACTTACAGATGCTTATTCATAAAGATGATGCCGAGTATAAAAGGCAAGCTGAGAAGTTATCTAAGCAAAAGTGTAAACGATGTGGTGAGCAATTACCTGTTCAACAATGCTGTTTGTCTGGTGATTCACAATGTTGGGTAACGAGTGGATATAAAGAGTTAAAAATAGTTATTTAATATAAATTATGAGCAATGTTGATGTGACAAGATTGCTCATAATAAAATATAACTATTAGTGTCAACTCTCATTTTCTGTATTTAATATCTTTTTATTAAATACAGTTGCACCCATTAATGCCTCTAATGTATAGCGCCTATAAAATTTAACAAATCCAGTAAAAAATAAAAAGCTTAAAACTAACATTAATGGTAGTAAAATTAAATTATTATATTCAAAGTTATTAAATATTAAAAAATAAGATGTAATCCAAAAGTT